GCTCATGCGTCGTCACCGTAATCGACCTCCGGGTAACGAGCATCGCACACGTCGCAATCCACCGCCACCTCAACAATCGTGCCATTCATGCGTTCGCGCTCCTCCAACATGACGACACCATGACACTTCGGGCATTCTTCGTCGCTCGGTATGTCCTCGTCGATCATGTAGTGTTCCACACCTGGCGGCAACCATCCGTCTCTACTCATCGTTTCCTCCTTGAACCGCCATTTTAGCACGGTTCGTTAGTTCCTCCGCCCTTTCATATGCGACGAAATGCGCCGGCATATCAAGAAACCTCGAACCCAACAAATCCAAATGAGCCTTCCTGTAGGCGTCGCAACCGTACCCCGATAGCTCACCGTCAGAGAACCGGGCGTGCATATCACACAACCACGACAGGTTCTCCAACACGTCGCGGGCATCACGGTTGCCGCCCATACCCCGACTGTGCGCGTGGGCTGCTTCTTTGCCTGCGTTGTAGCATTTCGGCCACTCGCAGGTTCCTGCGGAGCGTTCGATAATCAGTAGCCGTAGTTCGCTCATCTTCATGCGTTCAGGTACGCTTCCCGAACGTCCTTCGGCACACTCAACAAATGTGCTTCCGGCCCAAACCGATTCCAATTATTGATAAGCGCCTGAGGATTACACGCCACCTTCGGCCACGCCTCCATATACCGACGACGAGCAGCAGCCAACGACTCCGGATCAATCTCCGCTGCGACCGCGGCTTTAGCTGCTTTGCCGAACCTGCCGCGCATATCGCCGACGGGTGTTCCGAACAGGACAACGAACTCTGAATACATTGATTGATAGGCGCGTTGGTTCTGTTCTGGTTCTTCTTCTGGTTTGGATGCAACAGGTTGCACCCCTGATGTGGTCGAAATTGCACCCCTAACTGTCTCAGATTGCACCCCTAACGGTTTTTCCACGACACCGACAGGGATGCAGTTTTTGCACCCCATGTGCATCAGGAACGTCCTCGGCATCCGATTCCGCGGGATAGAAACCAGTCGTGCCTTCGCCGTGTCAGGCAGCCTGTCGAACGGTATCTCCTCCAACAATGGGCGGCCGCAAGAACCCTGATAGGTGAGGAGCTCGCCGATCAAAGTGACTGCTTGGCGTTTGCCGTACCCGGAACCAGCAGCGACCTTGCCGGCGGAGAGTGCTACGGCGTTGTCTTCGTCGTTGGCGGAGTTGGCGTAGACGATTGCTATGCCGCGTAGTGATCTTGGTAGGTCTGAGTCGATTACTGCGGCGATGTGTCGGACGCTCATTCGGTTATCCCCATCGCCCGCCAGAACACGTTGCACATGGATTCCCACGCCGAGTTCTCAAAGCCTCTTGGTCGTTCACCTTCTGCCCACCAGTCGGGCATGTCGGGATACTCAAACCCCAACCCGTTCGGACAGGACATACACAACGAGGGGCTTTCGGAGTAGGTGTGGGCATCAAAGCAGGGGCATCGCTTCGGCAGGATGCGCGCCAACATTGCCTGAGTGAATCCAGCGTTGGCCCGCTCGCGCCAATCGTGTAGGTCGTCTATGAACAGTGTTGGTTTCATGCTCCACAATCCTTCCTAGCCGCCACACCCGATCCTTCACGCACGTCATTCCAGTAGGCAGAACTCGGACAGTAACTTGATTCAGGCACATACACACCAAGCCTCCTAACCACCTGATAACTTCGACTGCAACTCCACCACCACCAGAAGTTCGGTGCATCCACCCTAGCATTCACACCGCCATAAACCATATGCGACGCCAGGAACGACGACTGACGAACATCGAACACATCAACGAACGGGAACCCGAGGCGTTCAGGCCAGTTCAAATGCTCCATGAACGACCAAATACCGTCTGTGCCGCCACCCCACCGCACAGTATTCGCGGTGACGGAAAGGCCACTCTCGCACTGAACCACGGCCATCGCGTGAATCAGATCCTCCGAGCCCCCACCCTCAATACCATACCTGTCAGACACCCATTGTTCGGAGAAGAACGGTGCCAAATCGCGGCACACATCGAACCACTGCGCCCGTTCCGCCGGTTCGTCAAGCTGCCAGTACCAGCCCAGGTCGCCGGCCTGGATGATCTGGTAGGCCCATCCGCAGTCCGATATGGTGTCGGGTTGCGGCGTGTCAATCGTCGGCGTTGTGAGTGCGAGTGCGAGCAGTAGAGGAATCATCAGACCATCTTAGACGGAACCATATGGACGCCGCATCAGAAACGCAGACCAGGACTGCCACCCGCACCACCGCGACCTATGGAAGCAGGAGCGGCGTCGCGACCAGTGTGGTTTCAGTGTGCAATACCACAGATGGCGTTTGCGGTATCGGGGTTTCGCTTTCTCTGCTAAGTCGAAAGCCAATACCTCTGCGAATCCGAGCATGTCGTCAGTCATGCGGTCCACACGATCCACACTGCTGCCCACATTAGGCCACAGATAATCACGCCGACGATGATACCGAGCGCAGCGAACGCGTCTCGTAGCTCCATTCGGATCTGTGTTGAGGGGTCCATCATTCCACCTTTCATTGTACCGCGTCGCCTTACAGTTTGTACCGTACCATGCGACACCTATTCGACCTGGGTTTTCACGAACTCCGCGATCAACGCGGCCTGACCCTCATCCGCCCGATCACCCTTACGCACACCAGCAGCCGACAGGGCCAACAAGAACACCGCCGGGGCCTCCGCCCTACCGACAACCTTCAACGTGTTCTGCCACGCCTGCTCATGCGGATCATTCGACCTATCCACCGCAGCACGCCGCGGCTCCACCGACGCCGCGTCATCATCATCATCCGGGGCCACACCAAGCGCCGCAGACAACCCATACCGACGCGCATACGTTATCGCAGAGCCCGCCTGCTGCGCCGTGTTGCCTGCCGGGAGTACCAGCGGGCCGTATTCCTGGTCCCAGCCGTCAACATGCGACAGGACCGTCGAGACAGCTACGTCGCCGTTGTGGTCTGTCACTGACTGTGACACCGCCAAACCGTGCTTCGCAAGGTGGGGCCGTACTTCGGCGAGGATGTCGGGGAGTGACGCGAACGAATACGAATACTGGCCGGTGTTCACGTCGTTGCCCTTATGAATCGCCGGCATATCAGTCCATGCTGCGACTAGCGCCTTGTTGAATGCCTTTTTTTCGTCTGTGATGCTCATGCGTTGTCCTCCCATAGTTCGTCGTTCTGAATCTTCGCCGCTGCGCACTCAGCGCAGACATGCGGACAGGAACCCGCTTCCTCAATCTTTGACAGCGCGGCAACCACTCCTGCGTTCCACCCATCCACCCACTGCAACTGGTCAGATATGAACTCGTCTGAATAGTCTGACAGGTCTTCTAGCAAACACTCAACGGACCTCATGCTGCTTCCTCTTTCCATCTGATAGTCCGCGACACCGCGATCTGCGACCCGCCATCATGGTAATGCACAATCGTCTCCTCACCGACATGCACCGCCCCACTATTCGCCAACCTGCGAACCGCTGATCCGACAGTTACTTTCAGCGAGTCGGTGATCTCACAACCCCTGATGCGTGCGGCTTCCATTACTAGCCGTGTCGTTGTCCAGTGTTCCCAATGATACGTTTCGAGTATGTCACGAACTAGGACTGTGGTGTTTGCCGGTTTGAACGGTGCATCAATCATTGTTCCTCCTTCAAGCACGCAAACAGTTTGTTCTCAGCATCAAAAGCGTTCCACATGCACCGACGCAACGACAGGCCGCCGCCCTCCGGTCCCTTAGTCCAGAACGATATTTCGTCGTTGCTGTTCGTTCGGTAAGACAACTCAAACCACCAGCGCGACCAGTATCCGGGCCACGGTCTACGCCATGCGGGTGCAGGCATAATGTCGATGGTTGTTTGGAACGCCCCGTAGTCCTGTGTGTATGTGAGCATTGTTCCTCCTATCGTTTCCACGAATACTCATTACGATTAAACGGACCAGCCATCGGCGTCGGCGACCGGTCACGCCTCGACACAATCACCCCATCATGCAACAGGCGGTAAATCTTACGCCGAACCGCAGACTCAGACGGCCGCTTACCAGACCGCGACTCAATCTCCGCCACCATCTGCACTGCTGTCAACCACTCCCCCTCGTAGAGCTCAAGAATGTCAGCGACCCACGCCGACACACCACAAGAAACGAATCCGCCAGTAGCTGCCTGCGCGTACTCACGTTCAAACGCCTGCATCACAGCCACGCATTCGGATTATGCGCCAGGAACTCCAGGCGGACCTCATCGGCAGCGACGTTCTCCTCCACCCACAAAGTCACGAACCCGCAGCCAGAACAATGCCAACGCCAAGTATCAGACCAGCAACGAGAGCAGCCGCCGGCCTGTGTGTCGCGTCGGTGGTTGTAACCGAGCCGCGGGTTGGGGTGGCATTTGCGTAGCGTTTTGACGTTGACGCCGATGGGGAGGTATTCGACGCGGTAGGTGTGTCGGCATGTGACGCAGATCCCAACATGGCCGCAAGTACAATCACGCATTGCGTTCGTCCTCGTCTGCTAGGTCGTTCCAACAGTCTACGCAGTGCAAACCGATGTCCTGTGGTTTGGTGCCACAATAAGCGCACACATCCAGCGTGTCCGGCGGTTTCCAACCTTCCTCGTCGCCTGTGTCGCCGTCCCAGATCAGTTCAGGTTTGATGTTCTCAATCTCGTTCGGGTCAGACATTGAAGTTCCTCCTATACCCCGCCACAGCGCCAGCAACATAATCGAACACGCTGCCAGACGCTATCCGACCCAACACCACATCAATGCACAAGGCGCTACTGATGTTCAGCAGGAACACTTTTGCTTCCACGCTCGGCGCATCCTGATACAAGTCGTCGAACACATCGCCCACCAAACCAAGAGCACTATCCGTTGTAGCCTGCACGTTCTTCCTCCTTCATCAACCACGCTTCTGCTTCTGCCACTGTGCCAACATCATCGTCAGGATGGCCGTGAACAGGACACAGGCTGTCCTCAACCAGCCGTCCGCAATGGCCGCAATACAGGTCGTCCATCAGTCCTCCCAGATGCGTAGGTCGGAGAACGGATCGTCAGTAGCTGCGTCAAAGATTTCGATGCCCGAGAAGTTGTGTGCGTTCACAGTTCCCCCTACGAGCAGTTTGCGTCCGTGACGGTACGCGGTGCCTGTCACCTTCCATGTCCGTCCTGTGACCGCGTAGCCGATAAGGTCCATCTGTTCTATGTGCATGTCGGTGACTTCGCACTGATACTCATGCTCAACGAACTGACGAACATTCATCCAATTCGGCTGCTCCACCATTGTTCCTCCTTGATTCCACGCCTTTGTACTCTACCTGATTTCGATGATCGCCTCATGCCAAAAACTGCGCTGCCTCGGTCGGCTATCACGCTTGTCTGGCAAACCTGCTTTGGTGATCCGTCGTGCCATAACCGTGATCCAGCGGCTACCGACTTCGATGACTTCATCAACGCGGAGAACGTGAGTTTCAAACACCAGATCGTTCGGGACGTACATCTCTGTGGCCTGAGTGCGGGTGGTTGGTTTCTCCATACACATATTGTAGCACATATCGCTACACCATGTGGGCGTTCCGCAAAAAAGGGAGGGTCGCAGGGGTGGAAACCTGCGACCCTCCCAGGACCGACGGGGGGAGGAAAACCCACATCACCGGCCCAACGGCCACGCCCCAGAGGTGGACGCGCCGAACCTCATCATAACCTCAATAGGTAACACTCCGAACAGTGTCCCGAAGCCACGGCCACACTGTTGACTTCACCGCAGCCAACCCCGCAGCAACCACAGGAATCAGCCAACCGTTAGCCAACCACACAGCCGCTGACACCTGCCACAGTGTGTGAAACGACCGCCCAACAACATCCAACACATGCGACTTCGACGGCGGCCACGGCAACCAACCCCCAACACGCACACCCAGCCACGCCGCCCACCGCTTCACCCGACCAATACCATCAGCTTTCATCAACTTCAAAAAGTAGCGGTCAGCGTCAAACCGATTGAACCTACGGTGCGGTATAACCGCCGCCGTAGCCATAAACCCCCTAGTGCGATAAATGAAATCATGCACCAACGGGGCGCGGACACCGAGCTCAGTCCGATCAACGAACGGCCGTAGGAACCTGGGGATCGAACTCAGGTCAAACGTGAACCCCTCAGGAACAGTCAGAACCGACCCGTTCACTGTCGTAGACCAGTCCTCCTCTAAATAGAACTCGCCTTCGTCCCAACCCAACTGTGGGCCGCCAGGAACATTACGCATACAACCTCCTACGGGTAGGTGAGCAACGCCTGCCACGTCGCATCATCAACAAGACCAGACGCCACAAGCTGCTTCGACGTTTGGAACGAACGGACACCATGCTGCGTCCGCGGACCGGCCATACCGTCGAACACGCCGTTCAGGTTGTTTCCTTCCCAAGACAGGAACCCACGTCTAGCGAGCATCGCCTGCAAGTCCTGCACGTTCGGGTCCGTCGCATACGGCGGACCGAACTTCACGACAGGCGGACGTGTGACAGGGAACGGCAACGACGACGGTGGTTGCACAGGTTGTCCGAACATGCCTTCCAACCGTGGGTCCAACCACACCGCGCCACCGTAACGGGAATGCCAGATACCCGACTTATCAGGGTTATAGCCGCCATCCAAACGGAGCAACCCCATATGCACATGATCGTAATTCGCCAACCCCGTGTGCCCCACATAACCGATCTGCTCACCCTGCTCCACAACCTCACCCGCGACAACGAGCAGTTCGTCGTGATGCAATGCCCGCGACATTTCAAGGTCGCCACCCACATCACGGAAATCATGCAGGAGCTCAACGAACTTACCGGCCGAAGGATTCGACAGCACCTTCGACCCGGCCCAATGCACATAACCGTCAGCAACCGCTACCGAAGGAGTGCGGAACCGCGACGAGAAATCGACGCCATCGTGGCCCGACCGGTCGCCGGGTTGGTTCCAATGCGGATTGTAACCGGCGCGTAACTCGGCGTTGAACCAGTCGTACTTCTCTCGTGGTTCCCTGTATTGTTCCGGTGTCGGACTGATATACCTGCTCATAGTTCCCAACTGTTATCTAGACCGAGCGACTTCATAAACCGGCGGTAACGGAACCGTCGAATGAACTGCCACCACTTCGGTTCGCTAATACTGCAACAACCGCACTTACTCATAGGATCTCCAAACTGTTCCAACCGCCATTACCCACAACCAGAGTCAACGTCCCCGGTGTAGTGCGGCTTCCTGACTGATGCTCAAACCACTCGCTGCCACCATCCAACGTCGGACACTGCAACCACGTTCGACCAGCGTCCGCTTTGCAAGCGAAATGATGGTAATGCGCCGTCACCAGAATATCAGCATCACCGATAGGATGCCGGCCGTGCTGCTGCCCCTTCCACCATCCCTCAATCTTCTGCGGAATCGACGAACCCCTAGTGGCCTGATGTCCGTGAGCGAACCCCACCACAGTGCCACACAAATCCAACGTGACAGTGAGCTCAGAGTCCGGTATCACAAACGACACATGCGAATATGAATCCGACTCACCTAGAATCTCGGCGACCTGCTCAAACACCGCGGTGTCATCATTGTCACCGAACGTCGTGAACGCCTCACCATTCGACCGATGTTCGCCGTGGTTACCTGGCACAGCTAGAACGACGACTTTGCCGAACAGGGGTGCCCACGCGGTAATCATCTTCACCAACAGGCGGCGCGCGACCTTCACCTGTTGTCGGCGGTCCAACTCCACGTCGAACGCCTGCATCGGATAATGCCCCTCGCAGCCCTCCACAAGATCGCCCAGACCGGCGACATACAGGGTGGACAGTTCGACACCTGACTTGCGTAGAGCGCCTACTCGGTGCTGCACCTTGTCAATCAGCATCAGACACCGATGCACAATGCCCTCAGTGCCGTCGCCGTCGCGTTTGCCTAGCTGCCAATCAGCCAGATTGACTAGGAACGCCGCGCCAGTGTCGGATGGTTTTGGCGGTGCCTTCTTGTGTGAACGGATCTCCGAAATGAGTTTGTCGTAATCCGGGTCAATGTCCGGTCTGTGTAGCCGGAGGCCTGAGCGGAACACCCAGCGGATCGCGGAAACAGCGTCCTCACCCTGCTCTGTTCTTGCCCAGCCGTGGTAGGCGGTGAACTTCACTGGTTCCACGACAGCGAACTTCTCAGGGTCAACACCCCAATATGACAGTTCGTCATCCCAATCCGTAGGTGCCTCAACCCGCGGCTGCGTGGTGACGGTGCCGTGGTCGCCGTCCCACACAATGCCAGGTTCCCACCCCTCCGGGTGTGATGGCCGCTGCGGAGCCCTATCTTGAATGTCGCGTCTCGTTGCTGCCAAATCGTCTTTCAACGACATTGCACACACTCCCCACGTCGATGACGGCCAACCCACTTCGCCGCACCCATAGGAGCGCCGTACTTCACCAACTCGCCACCCAGGCGTTCATGTGTCCACGAACCATCGCCGAGCGCCTCCAGAGCGGCGTCACGGTCCTCTGAGTCAAGTGTGTCCAACCAGGCTGCCCAACCGCAACCGGCGACACCCCTATCCTCAACCGAATCCAGGGTTTCTTTCAGTCCCACCATGTTCCTCCAACTAGGGGATCACCCGCATTATAGACGACGAGAGCGCCAAAACCTACACTAACCGCGCTTTCAACTCGGCTATCTCCGCCAAATACAATGCCTCCTGCTGCACCCACTGGCCCTTCTCAGACAACAACGACGACACCATCTCCGAATAGCCGAGCTCGTCCTGCACCTGAAAATGGCGTTCCTCCGCCTTATCCTTACCCCGTTCCTTCACCAACAGGATCGCAGTAGGAATACCCGCAACAAGAGCACCGAACAATGCCGAATAAACGGTTTCGGCAGTCAACGCATACAGAGACGCGACACTGGCTTGGATTGTTAGGACGCCTTTAGACCACGCGAAGGAACGGATCACTGCGGTACTCCATCTGTGTGGTTACAAGCTGCGCCCTGTCCATCCGGTTCTGACGGTATCCCAACACTGTTTGAATCAACGCGACCGTTCCTGGCAGTCCGACACGCAACCACCCCATCGATTGTGTCCATGTCCCGTAGGCGGATTGTCCCTGGTTGATGCCGTTCCACACCCACGCTCCCGCGGATGCTACGAACAGCAGGGCAGCCACCCACCACAACACCGCCCTGATCTTGCGGTACGGAATATGGTTCGTGTCCCACGCGTACAGGCCGAATGAGAACAGTCCGACTGCCATTATTGTGTGCCCCGCGGCGTTCGCGAAGAAAGTCATAGTAGTACATGCCCCAAGAATGACAGGCGTGTATCTTCTGTGTCACTAAAAATCATCGGGAAACCTTGCGCTCATGCCACACGCAAACCCCAATAACCAGCAAACCCGGTAAACGGAATCGGCGGCTGCAACATAATAGCGCAACCAGAGAACGCGTTACCACCAGCCGACGAAGACACATTCATCGTTTTTGTCGTCGTGTCCGTGGTGGTAATCTGCATGAATCCGGTAGTCGAATCGTCGTTCGATGTCGTTACCGAATCGAACTCAGATAGCCTGGTAAAGTCGCCTGTCGCAGTGAGGTTCGTGCCACCCGAAACCTCGACACACCACAGGCCGACACCGATACCATCCGCGATGCCATTCAAACCACCTAGCGTTAGAGTCCCACAGTTCGATCCTGTAGTCGCAGTGTTCACTGCTGGCGTGGACTGCTCGACACCAGAGAAGGACTTCGCCCACAGATGCCGCCGACCAGACCAACCCGCTACCGAAATGGTCGTGGACGAGGCTGCGGTGATACCGGCGTCGTTCAGCGTCCAGATGCCGATCTCAATTTTGGAGCAGGTCGTGGACTCCTGCAATGTCATCGCCTGCCCACCGTATGTCACACCCGTCGGGGCTGTCGGCGATGACGCAAACTGGTTGATCGAAGTCATCACGACAAGCATCCGGTCAGTACCAGCGGACACCGAGTACGATAGGGTGCTGACGTTGATGTTGCCGCCCTGCGAGTCGAGTGCCGCGACAGCCATCAGGCACCACTCACAGACAGGATAAGTTTCACATCAGACACCGCCGTAGAACCCGTCGCAGTGGTTGCTTTCACAAGCAGCACATCACCAGACGACAACGAAGTAATCGACGGAACCACAGCGGCAGTAGTCCATGATTTACCTGAAGTCAACGTTATGCCCGCAGCCGTGCTGAACATTGAATCGAAGAGCGTCGAAGTGCTTGTGAGGTTCTCCGCCGTACTCCGATAAACGTCCAGTATCACACTGCCCGAAGTGGAAGCAGTCTCCACTGATAGCAGAGCGCTGTTCACTGTTAGTGGGTACGGCACCCGGAACCGGGCGGCAGCGAACCCCGACGAAATAGTGCCTGTCGCGGTGAACTCCAAATGCTGAAGGTTAGCCACATCCATGTTCGCCGAAACATAAGTGTTCATGTCCGAAGCTGTCATCGAAGTGCCAGCCCGCCACACCTTCGTCGCAGTGAAACTCATGCGCCGCTCACACTGATGATCACAGTCGCATCCGCTGTCGCAGCAGAACCATCATCAACCACAGCGAACGTCATCACGTCGCCGGCAGCGAAAGCAGTCACGGAAGGCACCGACGCCGGACCGTCAAACGTGCCTGACGACACAGTGGGCAGCGCCGACGACGACGTAAACAAAGTCACGGCGGTAGAACCAGCGGCTGGCGTTTTCAGCACATCGAACACCACCGACCCAGAAGTAGACGCGGTGCCGACACTCCCCCGCGCGTTGTTCACAGTCACCGGATACGGTGCGACCCACCGGCCAGCCTTCGCCCCAGAAGTAAGCGAACCCACAAACCCCACAGTGACATGCCCCAAGTTCGCGACATCCATGTTGGCGGATACTTGGGCGTTCATCTGCGCCGCCGTCACAGTCTGCCCGGTAGTCCAAGTGATCGTCGTACTAAACGACATTTGATCCACCCCCTAAAGGTGTGATACGATGCGCGACAGGAGGAACACAATGACATACTTCAGAAGCACGTTGGCAACATTCGCCGGCCTCTACATGATTCTCTACGGAACCGCAATGGCGGTCTTCGGGATGGAATACACTTCCCTCGAAGTCGGCATCGGTGTCGTAGCAGGCGGCGCCTGGCTGCTCACAATGAGAGACATGCTGAACCGGTCGTGGAAAGACGCGTTCCATTACCATCCGAGCAGCCCCTGTGTCGAACGGTCCAACTTGCCCAACACCGGATCATCCAACGTAAACATGCGCTGATTCTCCGCAGGCGACAATCCCAAATCCATCACCCACGTTTCCGTATTGCCAGAAATGCGTATGCTTTCCACAAACATGTCCCACTGGTTCTGAGCTCCGCCGCTAATCGGAGTGTTCTCCACGCTGACCAGATCACCGATCTTGCGTGACAGCAATTCTGTCCAGTCCGCGTTGCTTGTTACTGTCGAATGAAGCAGCACAAGGTTGGCTGCGGTGCGTGGCGCCTTACCGTATTCTGTTACTAGCCACGCAGCGTAGTCTGCGATTTCGGTGGCTGTCGGCGAGTTAGATGTGCGGGAAAGTGAACGGCGAGCGAACCTAGCAACAGAGGTCGTGTCGCTGTCCGCGGTGAGCGTACCGGAGGCGTCGGTAATGCTCACGACGTTTCTGAGGTAGTCGTAGTCCCTGTCCCAAACCAAATCCCGGTACGGGGTGTCCGACCCGTCGTTGGAGAACGTCGCAGCGTAAGTAGACGTGTTGCGGTCGTAACGGTTCTTGAACACGAAGTCGCCGGCACCGTCAACAAATAGTTCGCCGTCCTCAGTGTCCTGCGCTAGATGGCTGGCGGAGAGAGCGACTAGCGAAGGCGCTGTGAGTGCCTGCATCGTGGATATGCCCGCCGAAATCGACCTGCTCGCGGACGGCCAACCGACCAGATCCAGAAGTGAAGTGATCCGAGCAGATGTGAGTTGTGAACCCCACGGTGAGGCACCAGCATTGTAGTGTGCGAGTATCCGGGCAGCGGACAGTTCGGTGTCGTATACGACGATTTCGTCTACTGTTCCGGTGAAATCTTCGCGTATCCACGGGTCCGAGTATCTGTTGGCTTTTCTGCCGATCCGGACTGGGGTTGAACCGCAAGTGGTCCCACGGTCGAATGTTGTTCTCGACTGGTCTAGAACGCCATCAATGTAACAAAGGTATGTTTGGTTAGACGGTGACGCTGTGCCGTCAGCGGTGAACGCGAAGTGATGCCATGCGCCGTCGTCGAGTGCGTCAGTGCATTGCAGCCCGATCCCGGAACTGCCGAAGGTGTACCAGGATGCACGGATTTTGCCGGCGTTGGTCATCTCTATGATGATGCCGCCGAGATCGGCCTGGCCGCTGTCGTTGTGTTGCAAATAGATGACAGCAGGTTGCGTCGGTGTGGTAGATGTTTTGAACCAGCCCTCCACCGTGAACGGCTGAGACGTTAGTACCGCGGCGTTAACTTGCGCGCCGTCGTCGGTGCCATCAAGCGTTACGGCAGTGTCGTTGTCCGCGGTGATCGCACCGGAAACAGAATACGTGGGGTTGCCGATATAGGTGCCGTGTCTGCGGTTACCTGACGAATCAATGGTGGTCGGCCCCGCCGTCTCACCCAACCGATACCAGGCGTAGGGACTGTCCGCTGTGACTTCTTCTGACCATAGCGACCCGAATGTGTAGAGCTGCAAAACGGAAAGGCCGTCTACGGCTGTGATCGTGGTAGCGGTGTCCTTGAAGTCTCGTTGTTTGACAGACCATGATTCCACGAACCCCCGAAACAGGTCATAGGTGACGGCGTTATGGGTCGCGCGTACGCGGATCGGCACCATCGGCACCAGGTCGCCTGCGTAGGTGCCGGCACTGTTGTCGGGGTCGAAGTCGCCTGTGGAGTTGTCCAGTGTGAGTGTCATTTTGCCGGGTCTTGTTCGTGTGAACGGTGATTGGCGGCCGCGGTTGATGCTGAATCCGGGGTCGTGTCTGACTTCGGCGGTGATGTCCACCCATGTTGGTGTGGCGTCGTTCCAGTTGTCGCCGGGCGCGAACTCGACGGTGAGGACAGGGAGCGCCATTAGGCGAACTCCAACGAACCGCCGCGGATCGTTTCGTTACGCAACGACTGCCGGATACGATCAACCAATTCACCCTCACTGATAACCGAACCACCCACATTCACCGTGATATTCGTGCCGCCACCCATACCGCCATTCGGGATAATCGTCCCATGCTCCGAAGGCACAAACGTCTCCCGGCCGCGCTCACCCACAGTGAACGGCACACCAGGACGAACCGGCCCACCCAACGCGCGGCCAGAACCGCCCAAGATCGCCGACGAACGCCCTGATCCAGTCGTCGAACCACCACCAGAACTCCGAGTCGCACCTGAAATGCTATTCACAGAGAACGATTTATTGATGTCTGGGAGGTTCGCCAAGTTCGTCCACTCGTCGATGAACTGGCGGGCCTGCTCCACGCCGATACCAAGAATCTGTGCTAACGCGTCGGCCTGAGCGTTCATGTCTGTAGCATCGAACGCGGCCATCGCAGCGTTCGCACGGGCAGCGGCCTCCGCCAACTCGCGGGTTTCCGCCGAAGTCTGAATGCCATCCGCAGCGACCTCTAGCAGCATCTCGTCCAACGCCTCGGCAGCGGACGCAGCAGCGAACATCGGGGACGTGAGTTTCAGAATCTCATCAGACAAATCCGCCACGGCTTCGGCTGCGTCGTCGATAGCGGGCCTGAACCGGCGGTGAGCATTGTCAGCGGCGTTCTTCAATGCGTCGTCCACGTCGCGAATGCGCGGCCGTGCTCTCTCAGAAGAAGCACGCAGACCATCCAACGCAGCGATACTAGGTGTGAACTCCTCCACCACCTGTTCAATCGTGTTGACCATCTCGGCCAAGAAAGACACCAACGGTGCCAACTTGATTAGCAGTTCGCCAGCCTTGATCCGCAACGTGTCAAGCGCCGCAGCCATATCGGTAGATGCCTTCTGAGCATCCGTTTGACCCTCATTGAAAGAAGACATGGCGTCAGCAGACTGACCGGTGATAAGTTCTAACGTGATCTGCGCTTCGGCCTGACGTTTCGCCGCGCCAGTCAGGTCGTCCATGCCGCGGGCAAGCAGTTCAGTAGCGATCTGCTCAGACGAAATTTTCAGACCCAACGACACCAGCGCGTCGCGTTCCCCCAGCAGCGACTTCGTGAGAATCTGCGAGACTTCGTCTACGCCCTTAGTGCCACCAGTCCACTCGTTCAGCGCACCGGATAGCGTCAGGACTTCTTTGGAGAACTCGGCGGTTTGGTCGCGCGTGAACCCCATCGGTCGCACAAGGTCGCCGATAGCCGCGGCGGTGCCTTTCAGTCGTTCTTCTGCGACACCGAACCGCTGGTTCATCGTGCCTACGAATTCGTCCATCACGCCGGTCGCGGACCCGAACACGGTTTCATAACGACGGCCCCACGCCTCCGCCTGGACGCCGAGCTTGAACAGGTCTGCACCGACCTTGATGGCAGCGACAGCAGCGATTCCGCTTAGCGCCTTAGCGAACTTGTTGACGCCCGCTCCGGCCTTCTTGAAGTTGCCTTCGGTCTTCTGGACGTTCTTTTGGACGCCCTTCATCTTGCGATTGAAGTCCTTCGCGTCAGCCTCGATTTTCGCGATCAGCGTCGCGACAACTACGTCACTTGCCACGTTTCTGCTTCCGTTTCATCTCGCGTTCACGCTCTTTGGCCTCCGCTGCCCTCAACCTGTCCCGCATCATCCAACGATGCAACTCCGCACCGCTCATCTCCGACCTCACCTGCCACTCGTACTTACCCAACCGTTCAGCCAGGTCAAGCACATAGCGGGTTAGAGGCCGTCGTCGAAATCCTCAATCACCTTCTCGTCGTCGGCGTCGCTACCCAACCCAGACAACCGCGCGGCGATACCCGCCAAACGAGTCACGACGGAAGAAGGCATGTCCTGAATCATGTCCCGGTTCGCTGACTCAAAAACCGGTTTGCCGTCAGCGTCATACACGCAGGCGATCAGCAGGTTGGGTTGCCATGCACGCTGGTCAATCTCTCCGTCATTCGACGCAATCGCGTAGAAGTCCACTGCCGCGCCAGCAGACAGTCCCTTCACAGTGACAGTCGATTCCCACTCTGGGACATCCACTGTTTCCTGCGGGACCGTGCTATTGAACGCCGCTTTGCGAATGTCGGCGGCTGTCTTGTTACTCATCGGTAATCACCCTTCATGTCGTGTAATACAATGTCCCGTCTACTTGCAATGTCACACCCTCATCCGCTGTGCCGTCAATCTCCACTGACGGCGAGAAACCCGCGACACGCGCGAACCCCTCATACCGCTCACCAGCCGAATTATCAGGTACGAGCTCAACAATCAGATTCGACGATGGTGCGTTCAACGCGTCCCAGAACGGGAACGCCGTCGAGTTAGCACCGTAGAACCGCTCAATCGACACTTCGGCGTCGCTCAAACCGGGTAGGTAGGTGCGCCACTTCGGGTCAGTCGCCGACGTACTAAACGCCGTAACGTCAATCATGTTGCTGTTCACATCAAGCGACCAGTTGCGGCCACCCGCCAAATACGATGATGTCAGATAGTCAACGTCAACCGTATACGTCGCCGCCGTGGAATGCGGTGTCGAGAACGTCACCACACCCTGCACATGGTTGATGCTCTTAGCGTCCGTGTTCACACTGCCCGTAGCACCAGACACGAACACTGACGGCATCGTAGACGTGCGATCCCAATGACGCTTCGCTGTGCTGTCGATACTCAACGTCACACCATCCGTAGACAGTGTGGCCGCCTCGTTCGTGCTGTTCGTCGCCGCAGCAGACGTGACACGTATCCGCGACACCTTTCCGCTAATAGCAGCCATACCAGACTCCTAAGTGGTAGTCGAGAAGGTTACGGCACCCGAATACTGGATGTCCCAGGATGCGTCAACAGTGCCATCAATATCAGCGTTCACCGACTGACGGCTCAAAAAGGCTGTACCGGAGTACTTGCCGCCGTTAGTCTGATCCGCTTCCAACACCAACGTCGCAGACGCCGGCGTGAAAATGTTGTCCTGCAAGTCCTTCTGCGCTGTCGAACCGCCACCGATGTCCCAGAACCCGTTGATGCTCCCAGAAGCGTCATTCAAACCGGGCGTGTACTCACGCCACGTCACCGACGACGTACTAAAACTGGTCACTTCAAGCATGTTCGTGTTCACATCAAGTGACCACCCATTTACGCGCAACACAGGAACAGAACCGAGATAAACGGTGCCGCCCTTGCCGCTAATAGCTGCCAATATGTTCTCCCTAGATAGGGACCCTCATGGGGTTCTTATGTTGTTGCATGCACCAACGCCGCCAACTGAGCAAGGCGAATAACCTTGATCTGCTTACAACGTGGACATTTGATCTCCACGTCAGACGACTCCGCACGGAACAACAGTTGCCCGCACATGCCGCCCAACCCTGGCCGTTTGAAATCGGCGTCGCATCTGACTTCTCTAAACATCGCCCTGATACGCTCCCAACTCCATCGACGCAATAACAAGAGCACGCGCAGTGTCGGCAGCTAATTCCTCATCCATGCCGCCCGCCGTCAAAGTCAAATAGCAGGACAGGATGATCCGTGACAGTTCGTTCAGGTAGGCTGACGCCTGATCCATCCGTGCGATCTGATCCGGTTTCATGTCGCCTGCTTCATAATGTTGAAATTCACCGAAAACAGATACCTGTCGTTGTCGTCACGGCCGATAAAGAACGGGTCTTGTGCTGCGGCGATACCCAAATACTGTGTGCCTGTCGCAGTTGGTAGCGGCCCCGAGTAGCCGTCCAACAGTTGCGTAGCGATCTCCGCGTTATCACGGGCCGTCTGATACAACGTTGAGCGGGATAGGATCTGCATTGACGGTTGCTTAATCGCAACATCCGCCAACGTGCCAGTCGAGAACGCGTACTCGTTGCCGAACCCCTGCGTGTCATACAAACTGATCTGAGTGTTCCCAGCCGCCGTCGTGTCAACGAACCCGCCACGAACAAGGTTGCCGGCAGTGCCAGCCAGTTTCGTGAACTTCGTTGACTGCGCCGCAAGATAAGTGGCGACATCATCAATAACTGGCATCAGCGTCCCCAAGCTCGTTGTAGACGGCGGGCGATCTTCCGACCGATAGTCGGAGCCGCTTCCTTCACCGGGCCTTCTAGGTACTTAGCGCGGCCCTGACCGGGATGGTTGAAATCTGTTCGTTCGTGCTGGATGAGCGCGTAGGCGGCTGCTGCGCCACCGAAGCCGAGTTCAACAGATACGTTGCTACCCGAGATCCGTGGCCTCTCCACACGCCCTGACGCCCTTAGAGTGCCCAAGTCAACTGGCACCCAAGAACGCTTCGATGTGGTCATAATCAGTTCGCCCTCCACATACAAAGCATCAGCCAACGCGGTCGGCGTCACACGCTCAATGCCTTTGAGTCGGGCGACGGCTTCTTTGACGCCTGTCAGTTTGATACCCATATTGCGGGTGTCCCGTTGCTAGTGATCGTCTGCGGATCGTTATCCCAAATCATTGTCATCTAACCGAGGAAGCATTGCGTATGATGATGTCCGTCCTCGTCCGGGTACTGCTCCACCCGGATAACCGGCCCCAACTCCACGCCGCCAATCGACAGTTTGTCCGACACCGCGAACGTGGAAGCGGACTTGATGTAAAGAACACTGTTGGCGACTTCCTGCTCGCCCTGCAAATTCGTAACCTCAGTCTGCTTAATCACATGCCGACACCTATACGACGCCGTCGAAGTAGTGAACACGAAGGTGCCGTACCCGTCAGTCGACAACGACGACATCGGATCAACATGCAACGTCGAAGGCATCAAATCAAGCAGCGCATCATTGAAGCTCACAGCGGCCACCCCCTAACGATCTTCGGGAACGACTCGGCGATCACCTGGCGGCCCCAACGATATACCAAAGGCATACCCGGCCGATACCGCCGTATCACAGTGAACGGCCCGACCTTCACGATACGGAACACCCGGCGATAATCGTTAGAGTTCGCCCAATACGTCAACGCCGTCTTATGCGCCTGATAATTCGTGTCGCCCACCGTTACAGCGTTCACGTCGAATACCCGTCGCCGCGGTAATCGAACTGGCCGAGCTTGCCGGCCGTCTGGTTCCAATCCGTATCTGACTCGTTATTCGCCTTGTCGTTCAGACTGATACCGCCGGAGAACGGAGTTACGCCGCCCTTCCTGATACCACGCACACGCAGCTTCTTCGCCAACGCCAACCACGTCGGAGCCGTAGCACCCACATCAATCTCAAGGTCGCCGACCTTCTTCTTCCCACCCGCCATCGCCAACAATGCCTCCGCGTCAGCCGCGGCAGCAGCCGCCAGATAGGTGTTGCTGTTCTCATCGACATACGAATCAATATCCGCGGTAGACAGGCTCCCAGACCGTGTGGAACCACCATAAATGTATCTGCGGACAGACGACGTGTCTTCTGTACTAGCCATTATCCGAACTCCGGTTCCTGCCCCTTGACATAAAGGGCTATCTCAAAATCAACTGACACTGATGTGGCGTTGCCGTCACCCAACGTCGCGAACCACAAATCTGTGCGCTCAGGGAACGCACCCAACGGAATCGACTTCGGGTCGTGGAGAGTGTGAATGCCGTCAAGTCCGTCATACGACGAAATGAGACGCGGCGACGTGAACGGATCGGCGATAGTGTCCGCGTTCCGACGTTGGAAGAACGCCAAGTCCGCCGGTTTCGTCGCGTTGACAGACACCGTGATCTCACGCACAAACGCCGTCAACCCCGCGGGCACCGTGTAATGCGCCACCTGAGTCTGACCGAACGCCACAGTCCCGCCGCCAGTAGACGACTCAATCGACGCCAACGCCAACCCGGACGAATTGTTCACGGTGATAGTCCCACGGTTACCGCCAGTGAACAGACCGCCGTATGCGCCGGCGTCCTGAACGAACGCGCGGTTCACACGGATAAACTTCTTCAACCCCACAGCGGTAGATGCCCCGGCGAGCGGAATAGTCTCAGACTCGTCCGCCCACGCGGTGCTAAGACCCTGCACCGTCACAGATTGTGCGCCCAGCCCGGTAGAAGTATCCGCGGCGTCGTCAGAGAAAACATGGGTCACCGCGCCGGCGGTGGGCCACACCACTGCGCCGCCCCGCGTCCACACATTCTCCCACGTGCCGTTGCCGACAGCAGGGTTACGTCCGAACTTATGGACAGTACGCGACATCAGTCACCCACCGCCAACCATGCCGTTACAACCCCTGTCGTAGCGTTCTCCGACACGTTCAGTCGTGCCTTGTCGAACACCATCCCCGCCGTAGACGTGCGTACCAGATTCGTGCCCGTAGAGGTGGTCGAATCCAACGCCTGCGCCCACACTGTGCTCCGCCCGACTGTCACTTCGATCTTGCTCACGAACGCCTTAGTAGACGCGTTCGAAATGTACGCGGACACATGACGGAACCCTGTCCCGAAGAACGCGGTGCCGATACCAGTAGACGTGCTACCAGTCCACACCTTCTTCGCGATAGGACGCTTCGGCACTTAGCCTCCGACCAACGGAACGACAGTCACATACAGTTTGCTCAACGCCACGCCACCAGCCGAAGTCGTCAGATTCGCGTTAGAGTTCAAACGCACACGGTCAACGATCAACGCCGCCGTCGAATTCACCAACACGCCAGCCGTCGAACCGGTCGTCACCGCTGTGAGGTTCGTCCAAACGTCCGACTGACCAATCGACCCCTGCAACGTGAACGACAAGTTCTTCGTAGACCCTGATGTCACATGGATCAGACCGAACGCCTGATAACCACCCGACCCATACTGAATCTCATCCGGGCTGTTCCCCGTCGCCGTGCCCGCAATCGTGAGCACAGCGGAAGCGGGACGCAGCGGATTCCCTACATTCGCCATTAGTTATCTGCCTTCTTCGGGGGCTCAGCGGCCATCTGATCTAGTTGCTGCTGAACATGCGCCAAGCCGCCAGCAATCGTCTCCATCGTGATCTCCGGCGGCGCAGGCAACGTCGGAACATCTGCTTCCGGTGCCGGCATCAGGTTACGCATCTGATACTGGATTTCCTGCATCGCGCCATCCAACTGATTCACACCCGCAACCAACTGTGCGCGTTGCTCGTCACCGGCTTTCAACTGTCCCTGAATCTGCGCCTTGCGTCCACCGAGCTCGCGGTGCCGTGAAACCAACTTGCCGCGGATAGGGTCAGAATCATCGAACCCATACCGATGTGAGGCGGTGAGCAAATCGGATCCGTCGGGAATGAACACCTGAATGCCCATCGCCGCCGCATGCCCCAGGAAGTACTCGCAGGACGGACGCTGCTCACTGTTATGCGACGCAAACCCTTCCGCGACGAAGGTACCGGCATCCGTTTTGAGTGCGATAAGAGGAACCTCACCCAAGTATTCCTTGTCGATAATCTTCACATGGTCGGACGCGTGGAGCGCACCCAACTTGTCCGCATCGAACTTGCCGAGCAGTCGTCGCGGGCGGATAGCGCCCAGGAATCGCATCATCTTGGACCGCCCACCCGACAACGTGTAGTTAACTACGTCATCACCGGATGTGTTCCAACCGAACCCGCGGGCCTCAGACATCTCAAGGAACTCGTCAGCCATTCCATTGTTGCGTTGGCCGAATCCCAACCTGTTAGCGAACCCGCCCTGTCCGCTCCCCCGTTTAGTCTGCGACCAATGCCCTTCACCATCAACAGCCGCAGCCAAATAGCCAGCGCCCCAAGAACGATCTTCATCCCACGTATCAACCAGTTTCACAATGGATGATTGCCGGTCTGGATTGTCGTGGGGTGCCTGCATGTTCTTTGTCTTAGACCATTTGTGTGCCGACTGATTCCCTGACAACCAGCGGTGATCCGCAGAAGAAACCAGCTTGGTCCCATCGCTCATCGTGAACCGATAAGCCGGCTGATACACGACATGAGACGACTCGACTACTGCTTTCTTCCAATATCGAGTTGCCTGGTTGTCCGGTGTTTCTTCGTCGAACGCTACTAGCTCGTCGCCGGGCTGTACCGATTCTGCCGGCACCCAGCGCAGGTCATGGGTCAGCACGCGGGTGTCGCCAGCAACGCAATACTCTGCTTGCAGCAGCGAGTCCTGCGCCATGTCAACACCGTAAACGTGAAGTTCGGGTTGAGGGTTGCCAATCGGATCGACCGCGAAAGCATCCGCCGCGTCAGCCAACTCGATAATCGCAAGAGCCAACATCCACGACACACTGTTAGTGAAATAGTCGGGGAACATCCCCAACACCTGGCCGATAGGGAACGGCACCGCATTAGGCACATCCATCAAACCCATATCGTCAGGACGCAAATAAACGGGGCCAGCGAAATCCTTCAAGAACTTCGCGTGCTCCGCATCATTATTCGCGATGTAATACTTCTGCAACGAATGCACATCAAACCAACGATCAAACTTACGGTCAGGCATCACCTGATGCAAACGGTTCAAACCCCAAAACTCCATGTCAGGGTCGTCCCACGGTGCCATATCGCGGTGACCGTCAGCGAACCCGACAACACAAATCTTATGAGAAGCGGGAATGTCCTTCCTCGCCATGCTATCTCCTTATTGCTTGTTACTTGACCGTCGAAGCTGCGAAAGCGATACCAGGAGCCGCAGTAGTCGGCGTAACCGAATACATGACTGACCATGCCGCGGTGCTCGCACCACGGAAATCGAACACAGCGTGTTCCTCGCTAGACGAAACGGTGATCGTGTTCGCCGTCGAACCGTTAAACCCGTCGATAGTGGTAGGACATGCGATAGTGACATTGCCTGTCGCGCCGGTGTAGTCGAGGAGCACACGCTTCGACAGGCCAGCCACTGGTGCCGGCAACGTGTAAACGAGGCCGGTAGCGGTAGCAGTAATAATCGTCATGCCGTACTCGGCCATCGAACCACTCGTTGAACCGAGTGACTCTGTTGCGGTTTCGCGGAAGCCGCCCACGAAAACTGGTCTGCGGAATCTAGTGATGGGGCCGGGGCCGCCTCTACTCATCCTGTTCTCCAAACTCCGGCAGTTCTGCCGGAATGAAATGTTGAAGCGCCTCGACGGGCTTCGTCTTCTTCTTCTTCTTTGCGGGTTTGGGCGGCTGCTCACTAAGCCCGTACAAACGAACAAAAGAGGTCCGGCGGTAGGCCGGCAACGACTCAATAGGAAAATCGCTGCCAGGCTCGTACCTGTGACCGTTAAATGTGAACAGCCGCCCTACACGCATTAGTTAGCTCGTAACCGCTGAGAAGAACACACCCAGATCAGCCGAGATCACCTTGTAATCGAAAGCGCTTTGCACTTCGACACGCGGGAACGCGTCCTCGTGGGGAATGTCGTTCCGAACGACCCTGATACCGTTCGACGCACCGGTAAGACCGGTCCAGTTGAACGTGCTCATCGCCGTCGCACTACGTGGACCCGGTGAAGGATTCACATAAGTAAGCAACGCGGATGCGCTCAGGTTATCCGACGCCGAGAACGCAAGGTTCTCCTGCGCCGTGTTACGGATAGATTCGCCGATGATGACTTTCAGACCGAGCAGATCCCCCAAGAAATTCGGGGTAGCGATCTGAGCGACATTGTTCGGCAACCGGCCCAGAATGTCCGGGTGGTTAGCCAAAGCCAGATACCATGCGTCGGCACCCAGGACAAGCGTGTTAGCACGCTTACCGGTGAGGCCACGCATCGTGTTGATACCTGCCAACAGTGCGCCAATCGGGTCGGACGCGTCGTCCGCCCAATTCTCGTCAGTGTCATCCGTGGTCCAAATGCTGGTTCCAAAGAATGTGGAAGCCCAGTCCTGTTCCATGCGGATCATCAAGTCGTCCATCAGGACCCTTACGGCGTCCTGTTCCGGCTGCAGCGGATCATCACTATTCGCGATGACCTGCTCCGAAATGTTCATACCAATCGAATACACGTCACAGAAGAACGAGTCCTGTGAAAGCGTGTAATCACGCAGAGCGGACTGTGTGCCCGGTGCGCGCTTCTGAGCGTCGGAGCGCATCGTCTCGGCCTTGTCATAAACAAAGTACCGATCCGACTGCTTACCCGTCGCGACTAGCGGTGCCGCCTGATTCCAAACGAAACCCGACGCGTCCTGAAACAGAGCGTGCGAGAAATCCGAAAGGATCGCGTCAACATGGACATCTGCCAAACCTGGATTAGCCATTAGGCACCTGCCAATACTGAACCGGTGGTGAGCATCGTCTTACTGACGTGAACAGAAACAACTCGACCTGCTCCGCCTGATGCCCCGGACACAATCACGCCGAACGGCTGCAACTCGGAAGTCGGCGCAACGCCGAACCCGTCGCTGGAACCGGCGATCCATTGTCCGACATGCTTTGTCGAGGACGCCAACTGCACCTTTACGACACCGCCCACGGCGACAGGCACAGCCTGAATACCAGAGGAGTTGGTGGTCGAAGTGCGGCCATACAACGAACCGAACGCAAAAGTATCAGAAGAAGTCGAAATGACGACCTCACCCGAAGTACCAAGATGCACCAGTTTGTAGATGTCCGCGGTGGAGAAGGTGGCCCCGGCGACAGCCGACACGATGATCGGCCCTTCGCTATATGCCATTACTTGTTCTCCCTGAGCGCATCACGCTCATCTGGATGGAGGTCCCAGAACTCGGTCCGCAATGTTGCGGCGGTCCTGCTGTCCCCGTCCTTACGCATTTTCTGAACCCACGCGTCCCTCTTGGACAGCGGGTCGGTTTCGCCCTGGTCTTCGCCAATCTCACCGAGGACATCGGCGAGGTCTACTCGCTGCGCCGCGGCATGCATGTTCTTATAGACGGAATCGAACGCGTCCGGAGCGGCGTCGGCGAGCTCGCGCAACGCGGGCCCGATCTCCTCAGCCTTACCGAGCAACACATCCAATCCGTCGTCAGCTACACGCTTGACGAATTCCGCATCACGGGCCTCAGCCTTGATCTTCGCGAGCTCATCATTGGCCTTAGCCAACTCTGCGTCACGCTTAGACAATTCTTCGTCTCGTTCTGCGATAAGGGCTTGCACTTCGTCAGAAGCCTTCTCAACCGCATCATCAACAGCCGGTACTTCTACCGGTGTCAGTTCTACGATCTTCAAAAGGGCCTCATCCAGTCGCTTCTGCAACTGAGTGAATTCCTCTTGTGCTTCATCCGAAAGTGCTGAAAGGTCAAAGCCTTCCATAACAATCCCTTCGGTTTGCTCGGCGCTCACGGCGCTCTCATCTTTACGCTTCCAGATGACAATGTCGGCCATAGGGTTGTCCCCAGAGTCGACGGCACCGATGGAAGTGATCTCTTTAACAAAAAGTCCCATTGAATCCTTGTACCTTGTTATGCGCGGACGCCGCGCCCAACGATGGAAAGCATCGCGCGTTCACCATTCTTCACGCGTTCCCACAGTTGGTCGCCGGCAGGCGTCGGTAGCGCCTCAAACCCGACCCACAGTCCTTCCGGCAACTGAGCTTCCTCAGGGATGCCCATAGCTGCCGCCTTAGCTTTATCGAAATGCACGGCCTCGATCAGTTTCGACGCGCCGAACAGTTCATGTTGGTCGTCGCCTGCACCTGAGTCGCGGACATACTTGTAGAACGCGTCCTCCAACGAGGCGCGTGCTTCTGGCGAATCGATCATGTCGCCGGAGTAATCGACGACTTGGGTGCCGTCAGCCCTTTTAGTGATGTAGGCCCATCCCCAGAACCGTCGTTGGTCTGGTTCCACTTTTCTGATCTCAGCATTGAGGCGTGTGGTAGCCATTGCCGTCTATTGTATACGAACGTATGTTCGCATGTCAACCTATGGTTGAGGGTTAGGGTTTAGGGCAAAGAGATGGGGTTCGGTAGTGGGAGAGAATCACTACCGAACCCCTATGGAAACTATGAACCTCAGGTCTGGTCTTTCACTGCTCTGAGAAGTGACTGCAACGCTGACAACTGATCCCGCAACGAACGCACCGCCTCCTTACACGCATCAGCCACAGCCTCAGACACACGCCGCGACCTTAGCAACGACTCGCATTCAATCGTCGCATCAGCCTCACGCATGCTCACTGTGTTACGCGCCGATGCTAGTAGTGCTTTAGCGTGCGCGACCCGGTACACCACATCGGCCTCCGCCGCAACCTCGGCGAGCTCCGCATAAGTGAGTGTCCGTTCCTCCAACCGTCCTGCGATACGATGAATCTCCTGCTCTATGCCGGCCTGCGTCAACATCAGCCCGTCACCCCCATAAATCCCTTCAACGCTAGGACAGTCAACGCGAGGAACAAGCAGAATCCGATCAGGACACTCGCCGCTATCCACGCTGATATGAACGCCTGACGCAGATACGCCCTCATCGTTTCTTCTTCTTCCGACGCGCACACACACAGACACCCCAATGCGCCGTCTTACAACCCCACTTACCATCAGGGCACGCGACAAGCATCTGTTTGCTGCCACCACAATGCTTACACGGCTTACCCATCACTGCCCCCGCCCCACGACCGTATCCCCGATGGCAGTCCCAACAGTGGGCCGTCCGACTCGCGCCAAACGATCACGTCGGGATGATGCGCGTTGCTCTTGGGTCGTTGAACAGAACTATCGGTTTTGTCCAGCATCCGCAGCACAGCGATCACAACCGCATCGGCAACCTTGACTGACTGTTCCATTGCGTAGGAATCGAAGTGTTTTGAGTCGCCAACCCATGTGTCGTAGATGACGTTGGGTAGTTCTTTGCGTAGCGATTCGATCATGTGTTTCGTCGTCATGGGCCACCAGCAGGAAACCGAATATCGTAAAGGGACAGCACCCGAAGCGTCGCCGCCCAAATCTCGGCAGGAGTTCTATTGTCCGCGGCCCACTTCCAACCAAGCGCCGACCACAGCTCGCGCAACAGTTCGTTGTCGTCTCTGTTCATACGAACCTCCCTGTCGAGAACAGCCACTTCTCAACGTCCCCCCACAACCACACCGGCCCAATACTCAAATGCGCGTGCGGCTCAGGGAAACCAATACCACGGTTCTTCCACTGATACACGGTGCCTTTCGCCGTGTTATGGCCGCGTGCGGTCGCGCGGTCGGCGATTTCGTTTGCGTCAACAATGTCCATCAGGCGTCCTCCAATAGTTCTGCGAGTTCCAACACGTCGCATCGGTGTGTTGTCCACCTATCCTTCGTCGCAAGCGTCGCCGGGTTCTCCCCGTTTACTCTGAGCCATCCGGCCAGCACATCAACAAAATCGTTGCTGCCGGCCCTTAGCAGATCAATGAACAGAATCAGCTCGTCGGGTGTGAGTTCGCCAACAGCCCGCCGAAGTCGGTCGTTTTCGAGTGCGTTTATCAGGTCTTGCCTTGCGTTCCATGCCATCAGCCACCTACTTCGATGATCGTTTTCAGAATGTGCGCCCTCACGTAGTCCTTCGTCAACGCCTCAATCACAGCAGCGCCATCCTTCTCCGAAGTCACCAACTCAAACCGGGCACGCAGATCCTGCTTCCACTCCAAACACGTACACCACGCCACACCCTGCATCACCTTCAAATCATGCATGCAACTCCCCTTGCCTATAACACACCGCGTCAACCGGCCGCGAACCGCAGCCAGGCTTACACACCTTCCAACCCACCGCCGCTACGCCTTCCAACGGTGTGCGATACGTCGAGTTCTTCACGGGGGTCGTTTTGTCCCAATGACAGACGGCGACCCATTCCTGCTTCGTCCGTCTCACGGTCTGCTCAATTCAATCAGAGTCGACTCGTAACGGTAACGAACGCCACAATGCCTGCACTGCTGCTGCGGCGGGCTAGAAGTCAACGTGAAATCCGATGGTGTGTGTCCCCTCTCTTGGCAGATAAGGTATGCGGCCTCGCGCCGCGCTTGCACCTTCGGGTCTACTTCGTAAAGGCTGTCGAACTGTGAATCGCATCCCATTGTTTCCTCCTTAGAACACAGACTTGATCTGCTCACCAACATCATACACCCGATGCGACACACCAACATGATTATCACCCGACCACATGTTCGCCGCAATGCCGCCCTCTGCGGGTCGTAGCCACGCCACATTCACACCGAGCACCAGATCGTCGCCCTCTGCGATTTCCTCAACGGCATGCAACGAACGCCTGGCCCGGTTGCGTGCATCGAGCTCTGCCGGTGCCGGTTCACCTACAGGCCACGCCGAATGCGTCAACCTCCACGCCTTCTCCGCTTGTCCCACATAGTCGCGGAACTCGTCAGGGACCAACGCGAAATCGTGGTCGCCGCCCTCCCCAGGCATAATCGTGAAATGCTTTTCCAAATACTCAGCACCAGCAGCAACAGCCAACGCCCCGGTTTCGATGCGGTCCGTGTGGTCCGAGTAGCCGACAGTCGTGAACCCCAGACTGCGTAGCCAATGAATGCGCTCCAATCTCGCATCCTCCGGCGCACAAGGATATGAGAGGGTGCATGCCATCGGAATAGCTTTCGCCGGGAAATGAACGAAATCCAGAACATCCAACACCTCTGCAGCATTCGCGGCACCAGTACTGAACAGCACATCAGCACCCGACTCCCCGATCCTCCGTAGCAACTGGTGGTGTGTGATGTCCGCGGAACCGACCTTATGCCAGTTCACGCCGTAATGATCGCACCACTCCACCGCATCCACGTCCCAACACGACGCGAATACTTCGACGCCGAGCTCCCTGCCCAAATCGAAAACAGGTTTCCAGTCGTCGTAGGGGAGGGCGTCGGCGAACTGTTCCCACTGATTCGACGGCCCCGGCAACCTGTCATACCGCGGGGCGTGCGGCGCTACGAGAGTGTGTGCCTGCAACATCTGGACCTTCACGGCCCATGCACCGGCGTTTGCGGCTGCTGCCGTGGCTTCCAGAGCGTAGTCCTGGTTGTGGTTAGCTGTGCCAATTTCGGCGATGACTTTCACTGTCATAGCGAGTACCCGAACGGCGCGTCACCTGGGAGCATTGATTCGTCGATCTTCTGAATAGCGCCACGCAAAAACGCCACTTCCATCCGCGTGTCAACGATGTCCTTCAACAGTGCCTTCGTCAACGCGTAATGCAATTCTCCGGTGACATGCGTTCGCCACATCAGTTCGTCTCTACGTTTCTTCCTCATAGGATTCCTCCGTGTCCGTGTCCGATATGCGCTGCGATAGACGGAAGGTACTGGCCGCACCAAACACACAGTCTGAGAATCATGGTGTCTCCTTCAACAACCGATAGGTGCTTGGACGTTGCCGCAACACCTTTACCCGATCATCCACTCCCATCTGCTTCAACCAGTCGGGGTACTCCAACATGAACTCATCTGTAACGATCTTCGGTGCTTCGTCTAGTGCTTCACGCACCACCACAAGCACAGCGTCGAGCATCTGATTGCCCGCCTGGTCGTATGGGTTCTCCGCAGGCCCACCATCCACTGACGGTATGCGTAGTGCTTCGATCCTCTCAATCATTCTTCCTCCCTTTTGCTATGCTCCACCCACTGCAAACGCATAACCTCAGACGGCAACAACCCCGCAAACCCCGGTTCCAACTCCGACCACAGGCGAACCGTCGTGATAAGCATCGTCAACAGATCACAATATGATTCTGCCAAATCGTCCCTAGACGCCACCTCTAGCATCGTTGCGACGACAGCCCATTTGTCGGGGTCGTCGGTTTCGTATGCTTCTGCGAGTCCGATTGCTGCCATCCACGCCATATCCACTTAGCGTCTCCGTCTGTCTGCTACTTCCTCCACCAGTGTAACACACCTGTGTACACCCAGACCGTCAACCACGCCCCGAGTGCGCTGATGGAACTCGCCCCACATCCGCTCATCAGTCATCAGATTCACTGCCGCCACGGCTCCAACGGTTTCCCCACCGAAGCCAGCAAGTCCAGCGTCAACAACGCCGAACCCGGCATTAAGATGTGTGTGTGTCTGCTCCCTGGGGTTCTGACACACAGCGACGACCGGCCGGCCGCAGAACAGGGCTTCGTAAACTGTGCGTCCGCCCCCTGTGACAACCACGCGGGCACGGGCGAGTTCTTCCGCAACTGATGCGTCTTCCACCACAATCGTGCCTTCTGGAACATGGCCTAGTTTCCTTCCTGGCGGTGCTATCACACGCGGCTTCAACCCAACCAACTTCCTGCACATCGTCTCCGTTAGCCCAGCCGGATCAGTGCCACCAAACGAGATGAGCACACCGTCACCCGGTGTTTTCGGTACGACATGGAACTCAGGTCTGAGCATAAACCAATCAGGGCCACCCAATTCGCCGTCACCCGGATACAGGGCGTTGATAACGGTTGCGCCCTGAGCTCCTGGTCCTTTGTCCTCAAAATGGATGCGCGGCACGTCGCGGTTCAACCATTGGAACTCGGCGAGGGTGGTGTCGAGTGTGTCGTTCACCAGCACATCGGGTTTAGCGAACTCCATCGCATGCCACTGCTGCGGTATCAGATCCAACACTGCGGCATCCGATTGTGGGTGGAGTGTGATCCCGATGTCGTGGTGCTGTAGTTCTTCTGTGAGTGTTAGGACGCGCCGCAGATGCCCATGCCCCACCTGTTGATTCGCGAGGACGCGGAATAGGATGCGTTTGCGTTCCATCATGTGCCGTGCTGCAAGCAGATCATCCGGCGTGTCAATGTCCACAACCGAACCGGGCAGACGCCAAATCTCCGGCGGCGACTCATAACCGCCGCCCTCCGGATACAACCGGATACCCACTTCGCGGTCGATGCAATCCTGAATGCCCTGCCGATTGTCGCGGTACTGCAACGCCTTACCGTCAGACCAGTAGATGTGGCGTGCGGCCTCAGACATGAACCGCCGGCGATCCGACCCAGCCCACTCGCCGACGAACGCGCCAAGCTGTTCCACTGTCACACCAACAACGGTGGGTTGTATGACGAGTAGGGGGCCGGGGTTGTTGTTGTGGAAGTCCATCGCCACTTCGTCAACTGTCGCAGAATCGGATGCCAGTACCGCCGACCGGTGCACCACGCCAGCACCCTTCAACCGGGCCACAGCAGCAATATCCGCATCATCCGTCGAAACAATCACCGTGTCCGCTGCGGAGCGTGCCAAATCAATAGCATGTGCGACGAGGGGTTGGCCGGCTATTAGACGTAGGTTCTTGCGGACAACCTGCTTGCTGCCGCCGCGTGCGGGGATTAGTGCAGTGAGGTTACGCATCTTTGGGACGCCAGCACCACACATGCGTCGGATGCAACAACGAATCCGCATGAACCGTGTCGGCTGTCAGTCCGGCACGCGTGTACCAGACGCCGCACTCATCGCACTCGAAACGCCAGATAACTGAGTGAATGTCCATGTGTCCTATGTTACAGGACACACCAAACAATCAGGCCTCGCCCCATTCAGAGAACAGCCGCCTGACTGCGCGCCTCCCGTCAACCAGCGAAGCGGACCGCGGCCACCATATTGAATCGACCGCCCGCTGCATTCCTGCTGAACCTATATGCAGTTTGCCGTCGCCGCGCCACCAAATAGAAATACGCGACTCCGCCGACTCCCTGAACTCAACGAACGCCGGTTCTGGGAGTCCTGCCGTTACCGGGTCTTTTCTTTCCCACACGATTCCTCCTAATATCATCCCACCGCGCCAATATAGCAGCCTTCGTAGCAGAATCCGCAAATCTGTTCTGGCGCAACGCATCAACCAGTTCGCCCCGAGTGCGGTAAACCGGCCTCACAGAACATCCTCAGGGCTAAGACCCTCCGCGTTACGGGCACGAAGCAAATCGCGTCGGAGCGCGTCGCGTGCTGCTTCCAGACGGGTCACCGCGGATTGCGGCACCCCGGCCTTGTACCGACGTTCCCGCGCCAAATGCCCTGCGATGCCGTCAAGGTTTTCGATTTGGAACATCTCTGCAACATATTCGGCGCGGGAGGAATCTGCGTACAGCGACACTTCGTCAAGGAACTTCGAGTGGCCGCGCTTCAACTTGGAATACGAACCATTCAGATAAGGCATAAGGACGTTGGGTGTGCTGCCGTGCCCTAGCGAGTAGTGAACGACGTGTCCGTATTCGTGGAGCATCGTGGACATTACTGAATGGTCGCCGGCTGCTATCAGATCCATGATGGTAGAACGGTTGAATATCCGCGGGTCTATGTCTATCTGTATGCCTGTGGGTGTCATCCTGGTTTGGGCTGCTGCGCTCAATTCTCTGAGGCGCGTCGCGCTGCTGGTTGATATGCGCGTCAGTCCCATCGGTGTGCCTGATCGTTCGGCAAGCCACGGATACTTTGTGTATACGCGGTCGGTTGCCTCCGCTATTTGGCGCAGGCTGTCAGCGTTAGTCACGCCGTCGAGGTCTGCGTCGATTCCTTTGTCGCTGAACCAGCGTTTCGCGTCATCGGCCGTTTGTATGTCGTCTATCTTCGGAACCGGTTGTTGCTGTTCTTCTGAATCGCCGCCTTCAACTAATCCGAGGGCACATCTGCATCGCGGGTGGGCTGGCGGCGACTTCTCAGCAACAGGAGGACGTGTCTGTTTCTCCGCGTTCGGGTCCTGCTGCGGAACCCTGAACGACTCATCAAACCCGACTGTCTTGCCGTCCAACGACGAACAAATCGGACACGTCCGGCTGTCCTCTGTCGCGATCCACACCAACCTCAAAGTGTCACGCTGCAACAGTCCCCCATCTGCTGCGGCGTCCCACGCTGCCCGCTGCCCCATATTCGCCGCCCGTATTGTCTCCGTGCGAGCAATCGTCTCCGCCCTAGCACGCAACAGTTTGTCGCGGTAGCGGCCGAACCGACGTAGCGCCTGATCCTCGTCCAGCCCGTCGTCGAGCATGCCGCGGAGGAAGTTATCGGCGGCGGTAGCGTCCCTGCGTGACAGGCCGATCAGTTGACGCATCTCCCTCGCCTGCACCCGTGGGGCCATGCCGTCCTGAATGCCCCTGACCACAATATCCCTGAGCGCATTCCGGGTCTGAGAGTTCACACTGGTAACCAGCTTCGCGGCGTTCTGCTCCGCCCACCGCACGGCACGCGGATTCGCAATATCAAACTTCAGATCGAACTCCGCGCCCTGCAAATTAGCGGCACCCGTGAACACTTCCCGGTACACCGATGCGATCTGACCTGCAGCGTCGTCGCCCATCGTGCCAGCAAGTTGCGCCATGATGCGGTCCATCTGCCCCGACTCGATCGCTGCCATCAGTGCGGCTTGTGCGGGTTCGTCCAACTGGTTGAGCGCTTGGAGGACAGTACGTTTGAGTTTGGGTTGGAGTTTGTCGGCTATGGCGTGGAGTTGCCGAAAGTCGATGCCCTCCGCCTTACGGACCAGAGTTAGTGTCACGACGGGTTCGGTGGGCCGCAATCACAACCAACACAACAACCGGTGCTATTCATCGGGCATCTCAACAGGGTCGGCTTCCATCGGCATTAG